TAGCAGAGGTGGAAGAAGCGACATTGAAGACTTGGACGTTACTAGCTTTTCTATCTACTTGTCCTAAATATGCCATTGTTTAATCACCTATGCTGTCATTACCAAAACGCTCGCCACTGCATCAATTGCTGTTCCAACCGAAGCTTTTGCCCACAATGTTCTTGTTTCAGAAGCAGTAGCGCTACAAACTAAATTTATAGGCTTTTCTATTACTAGAGTGCTACTAGCTGGCACGGGAACTTTGAACAAAATATAACCACCTGTTATAGCCGTGGGAGTGTCGTTGTCGTAAAGTCTCAAATAAACATCCACCGAAGAGGTAGTTATATTTGAAAAATAAATAGCGTGTACAGTTTGATTCGTCGTTGCTGTATCTATACCCGGAACAAAAGAGGCAAACGAAGTTGTTAACTGTGCTGCTTGTATTTGAAAGTCATTAGCCATAGGTTATCCTCCGAGGGCAATCGCCATGGCTACAGCGGCTGCATTAGGGTTAGTATTTAATGTAGCTGCATCTACAGTAACCGCGACCGCGCCAAGGTTAGTAAACTGAGACTGCAAAACAGACTTGATTAAACGCAAATGTTGATCACCCTCTGAAACAGGGTCTGTGCCTAGCGGATTAGTAGAGCTAAGTTGTGAAATATATGTGGCTGATTCGATTCCCATTTAGTCTCTCCTAACTCAACTCAAAGATGCCATTGGCATTTGGAGTTATAGTCAACGTGTTGTCAGCAGTCAAAGTAAAATGAGATGTCGATAGTTTGGAAAAGCAAACCAAAGCTCCGCCAGACTTGTAGATAATAGCGTATTTGATATCAGCTATATCACCGCCTGTTGCGGTCCAAACTACGGCTGTAGCATCCCATCTAAACTTATTGGTTGCTACCGAAGTCCACGTCCTTCCTGATACAGACACTCCGCCAGTAGCATAGCCATAACTACCCGCCACTTCGTTTCCGATAGACGCATAAGTAGATAACGCTACATTGTTAGCATTGGTGCTAGCACTATTAGTAAACAATGCCATACTATAATCGTAGGTAGTAGCGTTTAGATCAAATAGCGCATTCCCTAATTTATCTTTAAAACTATTGTAAAAACTCCATGCAGTAGCCGCCATTTATGCTGCCTCCTTTAATGCTTCCGGGCTTCGTACAATGTGGGATATCAAACCCTCACCGTGTATTATCATATCGTAATGGTCCCCGGTGGCGCTGACCATTTGAACGAATTCCTTCGCTTGATGATAATGCGCTACCGTACACAAAAATTGTTTTCCAGCAACATGAATCTCAATCTCCTTTTCATCATTATTCTCTGGTTGAGAATAAGCGTGATGCTCTTCCATGATGCAACTGTCAAAACCAAAAACCTCAAACTTTGGAAACCCAAGTAATCTAATTAAGTGAATAGCCCTTAATGTTACCGTGGAACCTCCTAGTATAGGAAAATAGTCTTTATGCATTTCCCCATACGCTTCATCTAAAATATCTTTATACTCGTCCTGTCCTGCTGTATGCCAAAGATAGGCATCATATCCATCTAATTTATCAAGAACAGATGGATGACACTGGGACGCTATAAAGTATTTACACTCTTTGTGCGGAGGATCAACAAATCTATTGTTAAATTCCCTGCTGTCCAACATAACAAAAGCGGATGGTCTTATACCGTGGTCCATACAATACTTGTAAGATCCATTCACCGTTATTACCGGCATTCCATTTCTATGCTTCTCTTTTAACAGGTCAAGAGTAGAGTTTAGAGATGGCCCACCTACCACTAACGCGACAGTTTTATCCCATTGCGTTTCATAAGGAACAACTTGAGGAACTCCCTTCTTCAAGTTAGCTTCCATATTTCTTCTTATATCTTCTTTATCTGCATTAACTGCACAGAATATTTCCGGCACCGGAATCATCTCTGGCCCTATAGAAACAGAAGGCGCATGAGAGTCTACAGAAATAGTAAGGGTCATTTCTTTTTCTTTCTCTCCAATGGACCGGGTAATAACCAACCCAAAATCATGGGAATTAATACGATTAAAATGAGATAAATTCCTCCCATTTCCACAATACTTCCCAACAAGCTCCAGAAATTATCTGGGGCACAACTAGCTGCTGCATTCATCGCTTCTCCTTTCGATTGGGTCATCACGTCCGCAACCACACTCGTCACAGAGGCACCGACCGTAGAGGCCAGAAGTACAGGAGCAGTCCCCGAACTCGCAACTGATGCAATTGCACCTGGAACTAGAGCTCCCGCTCCGATCAGTCCCGCTTTCTTTAAACTCATGCATCCTGTTAAAAATATTACCCAGCAAACAGCTGCCAAAGAACGGAAACAACTATAATGCATGCGATTACAGCTAACATCTTGTTTTCTTTTGCCCATTCTACCATATCAATCTCTCCCGTGTTCTACTTCTCTTCGTGTTCTTAAACTGCTAAAAACAGCATTTTTCCAAATAGAAAATCCTAAGAAATTGTCCTTGTATAAAGTATTGTAATACACCATCAAACTTCCGAAATTAGATATAAGAGCATTTTTGGTAACGGCTATCTTCTGTTGGAAATTTGAATCCAAAGAGGACAGCTCCTTTTCGATATCCACAATTAAATATCTTTATTGAACTCTACAACATCCATTGTTCTGATAATGCCCATTGATAATGTTTTCCAAGCAACAAATCCCTCAAACAGATCTCTATCTGTTACATATGATTCTACATATCTACCAAATAACACCCCGTACTCATTAGGTATTTCAAGATGCAATCTTTCTACATCTTCCATTACTTAAAGGTCATCCTGACTTCTAACCCTTTCGCTCCCGTTGATATAGTATCAACATCAAATCTTAAAACATCTGCTGTATTAACTTTGTTGTCTGAACTTAAAACAGGAGGGGTTCCTGAAGTGCTTGAGTCGGTTTCAGATACTTCAATAATTACCCCGGAAGTTAACATATCAGCAGCCTTTGTCTCGTTGTATAGCATGATGGTGTTCGATCCAGAACTTCCAGCCGTGAATACATGCGCTCCTATTGAAAATAAATACAAGTCATCAAGGGTGCTCGGTATTACCATCCTAGCAATTCCATCTCCAGTGTATAAGTCAATGGTATCTGGTATAGCCTTTAGCGCCATAGCTCTTTCAATAAAGCTAGAGTTGCTAGCTAGTATTTTCTTCGTTGTGTTTGAGGCAGCGTCAAGGTACAGAATAAAATCTGTACTCTTGTCCATAGTTACGCCAGTAGCTGTAACATTTTGTATTAGTTCTATCTTTCCATCATTAAGGTTAACAAAGTTGTCATCTACTTGATCGTGGGTTAATGGTGACCCCTTTCCCGCTCTTGTTGTAATGCTTGCCATAATTAATCTACTACCGTATACCCGTCAACCCAATAGTAATTTTGAACATAGGGAAATCTAACATCATAGGCACCTTGGTTATCTCCACGCTTCTCATAAAAAATTCTTCCATTGGTCATCCTATATGCTGGTCGCATAGGCTTGTATCTTTTTCTACCCCCAACTCTAAACTTTCTAGCCATTAGAAGGAGGCCTCCGCATTAGGTTCTAGAACCTTGTTTCTTCTAAGTAAGGGAGGGGCTGGGTCCATGTCATAAATCCTTGATAGCGCATCTAAAAAATCTGGATGTATAGTGGGGAAAAGTCTATACTCGTTTTCCCTCATCCAAGTAGTTAGATCGTACAACTTATTGTTCTCATCCTTACATACGATTTTTCTTGAATTTAAAAATTTCTGCTTTCTTTCTATCATGCCCTGTTGACTAGATGTTAGTCTTTTCTCATTAGTTGGATATGGGAAAAAGAAAGACCCATCCTTTAGGTCTGGTTCAAGCCTCTGTATTCTATCCTTCTTAGATTGGGAGCCGCCTCCACCAACCCAGTTCAATTCGTATATAGGAAAGGAACTTCCCTCTATACGCATCATTTCCTTGAAGTGCTCTATGTCGCTTTGCGCTCCATACCTTTCATAGCCAACCTTTACCTCTCGCACCCCCGGAGCTCTTTTCCATTTAGCTCTTAACTTCTTTAAGGAATCCCACCTCTCCGATAAAGAAAGTCTATGACAAACCCCGTCTAATAGAAACTTGTTATAGTTAGCATCTACTCCTACAACAGCCATAGCTGTCCTATTAGATTCTTTCTTCTTGGAGTGGGCTGGGTCGCACATCAGGTAGACATTCATAGTGTACGGTCTTACTTCCCACTCACGCCACCACTCATCTCTGAAATGTATATCAGAGCCTGCAATAGGGTTCAGCAATTGCTGACAGGCTACTATATAGGTAGATGTTGTTTTCTTTATCTCTTCCCATCTTTCCTTTTCTAGAAAGATAGGATCGCCATCCATCGCGCCATTATCTGTAGCTGGATGTATTCTTGGCTTTACGGCAGCTCTTTGTAGTATTGTCCCATAGGTATCACCATACGAGTATCTTGTCCCTGCGTACTGAAATCTAGGGCCATGAGTAGATCCCAAGTTAAGAGATAGCTCCCACTGGGTTGTTGTCTTGGCTATCTGCTCAGGGGTTGATACTGCATCTTGAACAACTACATCATCGTATACTATCAGTTGAAAATGCCTACCTGTAGGCTGACCATCAACAAGGCCATGAGCTTCTATAGTTTGCTCTTTAGGGTTAGACTTTCTCTTTACACATAGCCCATCATTCTCTGCCCACTTAGGTGCCTGCGTTCTAGGCTTTTCCCATAGGATATCACTAAACAACCTTACAAGATTTTCATTGCTCTCAAACTCCTGCATTAGCTGTCTGAGGAATGGCTTAGCCTGTTTAGCTGAAAATGATAATATACCTATTGTAATCTCTGGATTACAAAGGACCTCTTGCACACAACCCAAAAAAGTTATAATAGAGCTTTTATAATGAAAACGAGCCCATAAATCTAAATAGTTATCTCTATTTGCCTCTACCTCCCTGCACCTTTCATAGATCCATGGATGAAGCATATCATGCCTGTTGCAAATAAAAACACCAAGGTAATACCTGTCAAGCTGGCAAAGAGTCCTAATAAAACTATCATCAATATTAGGATCCTTATGGCAGTCAGCATATGCCTTAACTGCCTTATCATATTCAGCTAGTAATGCCCATTCTGCAAACTGAACTGCTGCTTCTGCATTCTTAGTATTAGCATAGACGCCAGAAGATATATTGGGTAATATCATTTACCCTTCTGTCCACCCTTGTCTACCGTTTTTCAGCTTGCACCGCTGTATCGGCATCTTCCTCTTCCTTATCTTTGGTTACAACCTTGAAGAGGACAGATCCATCGGATTGCCTCTCAGCCCTGTAAGTGGTCGGAACCATCTCATATAATGTAAATTCTGCGCCGTCAGCCGGGAGAGATGCTTCTCTACTAAACCTCTCAAATCTATCAAATACATTATCTATCATAGTTAATGGATTGGCTTGCCCAGTAAATCCCATCATTCTTTCGAACATCCTGTCCATTGCCCTTGCTTGACTGCTTACTAATCTAATTGACATAATATCACTCCTTTGTTATACACCGTTTGTACACCTTAATTTAAAACAACTATGCTTGTTTCGGGTAGACTGGCATTACCCACTGCCTTTAGGCATAAACAGACATTGGGTTATATATAACCTGTCTTGGTGATACTCCTGAAGTCAAAGCTGGCTTAGCTTGCCCCGCCTCAATCGTATCTAACATCCTTACATTGTCTAGTTTTAACTGGAGCAGGGTTGGGTCTTTAGCATAAGCTAAGACAACATCATCAGACAGCCCCTCTGCCCATTCGTACTCGTCCCTGAATTTCTTTATAGTGACCCGATCCTGCATTACTTTACGATCATCTTCGCCGGTTGATAACCCTTCCTGTTCCGCTTCTTGTTCTTGTTGCTTAGCGTTGATATCATCCACCGCNTTATTAACCTCTTNGGGGGTCATGGCGTCAATCTCNTCTCTGGTAGGCACAGGGCCAAAAAAAGCACCAAGTGGTCCAAGGAAGCTCTTTGCTGTACGTAAAGCGGCAGCGCTTGTGTGAAGGCCGGCTCTTTTTGCCTCTGTGGATTTTTCTTCCTTGGCTATTATATCATACCAAT